AAAGTTCGGAGAACTCATGAGAAACCTCGAAAATTTATAAATCGGCACCAAAATGGCACCAAAAATGGACTTGTTATAGAAAAAACCCCTTGATTTCAAGGGGTTTTTAAGGAAATTACATCATTCCGCCCATGTATTATATGATTATCTCGAATAATATCCAATAATTTTTCCTTGTTTCTTCTTATTATATATCTGTTTTTATAAAAATTTATTTCACTGAATGATACGTAACTATATGGTGTCTGGCACCATTTCGGCACCAAAGGCACAACAAATTGAAATAGCCACCCTCGTATGTTGGGATTTTTTATATACCAAACAAAACGGCCACTGATTCCAGTGGCCAAAAAAGTTCTTTGAAAAAAGTGGTTAATTAATTCCATTATAAATTATCGTATTATTTTGTCAATATTTAGGTGTCCTCCACATCTACCTTTACAATATTGTCAAATTTCACACGCTCAATATTCCCCTCATCGTCTTTTATTCTGACTTCTTTTAGGATCGGATCAAGGAAGTGAATATATCCACTCACATCCTCCACAAATCCATCAATCCATGTTTTAAATGTGACCGGATAATGATACTCCACAGCATAGTGGATCTTTTCCTCTATTTCCTGCACCTGATATTCATCAATTAGGGGTTTTGGAGTCTTGTAATAATCCCTATCAGCAAATCTCAACATCTCTACGTGCTCTGGAAGAAAGAACGAGGTCCATTTCTTTTCTCCCCTGTCGTAGTGAATATATCTTGTATCTAGGTCCCTCATCATCGAACCACTCCAATAAGAACATTTGTTCTTATTATATTACGAACATAGGTTCTCATTCAAGACGAAAATAACATCAAAATATAAGAAAATTCCAGAAAAATTTAAAAAATATATTGACGAATTAACCTAATTAGGTTAGAATGAAATTACAAAATAACGAAAGGGGATCTGGAAAATGAACGTAATGAAACGCGCTTGGGTAATCGCTCGTGAAGGTGTTAAGAAGTTCGGCGGAAAAGTTAAGGAATATTTTGCGGAAGCTCTTCGCATCGCTTGGGCAGAAGTTAAGGGAAAAGCTGCAAAATTTGAATTTGAACTAGATGGCGACACTCGCCGTACTAGAACTTGGATTGCTGCTATCGTTGGTCGCCACCCAAAATTCGTTTTAGATCGGCGCTTCTTAATCCCAAACCACGAAGATAAATATGGAGATAAAATTTTCTACCTTACACCTGGTTACTATGAAGTATTCAACGGAAAAAGACGTACTTTTGTCAAAATCGAAAACGGCGAATGCCAATTAGTTGAAAAAGAAGAAGTGTTGGAGGTTTTGTAAAAACAATCTCCCGGAAATCAACGTAAAGAATGGATCATATCCATTGAAGCATAGGTTTAAAATAAAAATATAAGCAATAGGTTACAGAAAAATTACTTTATTTTGAAAGGGGAAATTAAAATGAAAATTGAAAACATTGCTGGAATTAAAGTGAATGTTGATAAAGCCTTACAATTTTTAGTCGGTGAAACCAAAATCGAACAAGAAGATGGTTATTATGTACTTAATTTCAGTGATGAAGGCGATTGGTTACAAGTAACTGTTGACTATGAACGGACAGAAGCTGATCCTGCAAAAGGTTTCGTTCCGATTGGTATTCATCCCGTTTTTAATGAATCTTACAGCCTTGATCCTTGCGCTGAAAACCCATTTTCTTTCAAGCGGCTTGTGGAAGATCTACATGATCAGAATCTGGAAGATGTAGAAAATTGGCTTATGGGATTTTTAGAAGAAAAGTTTTCTTAATATCTTCATAGCATATGGGAGGATAAAAATTGCATCGAGAAAGAGAAATAGATAACTACATGACCCCGGCGGAGGCAGCCTTTCGCTGGGGCATAAGTGTTGAAACGTTGAAAAACAAACTAAAGCCCTCTATCACTTCAGAGGAAGAAATAAATCGAATGATCGATAGAGGTCTTATAAAATACTTTACTAAACCTGGCGGAAAGAATAAGCAGTGGATTATATCAATACAAGCAATGTACGAATGGTTTGGAAAACCGAAGGAGGAGTTAAAATGAAAGTTGTGTTTCAACGCGAAAATGAAATGTGGACGGGGCAGATTGTGTTGCGGGACGACGGAAAATATGTAGTCCGCAACGAAGGAGTGTTGACATGCCCACCGTGGGACCGTGCAGGTATCGACGGACCATACTGGGAAACGATTGCTATATGCGATACGTTCGATGAAGCAAAATCTGTTGTAATTGAAAGGGGATGGCCAAATGTTAGATCAGAGTAGAATTTTCAGCCACCCGTTGGATGGGAAGTGCTATGAACTACCCGATCATTCATACTTTTCCCATCATTATATGCAACGTGACGGTGAAATAGCCCACGCATACACCTACATTAGAGAGCCAATACCAGGCTCAACAACCGTGTATGACGATCGGTCATGCGGATATGTGATTATTAGGGATGATGTCGAAATCATCCCGGAAAAAGACGGTTCCGTTACTGTATTATGGGACGCTGACAAGGAGTGTCCCATAAAATAAAGGCCCCTCTCCTAAAAGGAGAAGGGTCTTTTTCTTACTTTTTCTTACTTGCCGCTGCCCTGAATTAGTCCGCGGTCTAAAGCGACATAAAGCAACCCAACAACGTCATCCAAAGGAATTTCGCCTTTTTGAGCCTTGGTATACCAATCTTTACTGATTCCATTCGGATCTTTCTGGGATAGTCTCCCAAGCACTCGTAAAGTAGCATTCATTAATTCAGTATTAGATGGTTGATACATTCTAATCCCTCCAGTATTAGTAGTATTTTGTGTAATTGAAGCTGTTTGTGCTTGTCCCCCGACGAACCAGTCCAATGTCTTTTTCCCAACAAGCTGATTTAAGTCAACCGCCCCGTTAATTCCTGCCACTCGTCCGTTTTGGGTATATTGCCAAAGATCAGCTTGCATGGATGGTTTCAAACCAGTAGGTTGGCCTTTATCCTCCTTCGGATAGCGAGGAATCCAGAGAAAATCAGCCCTCACTTGGTTCATTTTATGGTCATAGTAAAATGAATGGCCTGTATATAAGCCAACCTTTTCAACACCATGAGCTTTCATCCTATCAATGAAAGCCTGAGTAGCCGGCACAATGTCGGAAGCATTTTTCGTCGTGACTTCTTCAACGTCAATAACAAAGAATTTTGAGTCTTTATCCATTCGTTGGAATGCGTTATCCGCCTCAACTCTTGCATCGTTGACGCTGACAAATTGGGCATATGCGTAAGTTCCAAAGGGAATTCCATATTTTTTGCAGCCGGCAACATGGTTTTTATACTCCTTGTCCATTTTGTTGCTGCCATACTGCACACGCAGGATAGCAAAGTCCACCTCTTTGGCGAACTTTGCATAATCCACATTGGTTTGACAATAAGAAAGATCAACGATTTTCCCCATTACTTTCACCACCATTAGTTTTTCCTTTCAAAACATCAATCGCTTGAATTAATTTATCCGGAACAGGAAGACCAATCCGTCCGGCATTTTCGATGATGGACAGCAACTCATTTGCCAAATAAAAAAAGATGGTTGCATCTCGGAACATATGATTGTTCCCGAATGCACCATCTATCAAATGAGCAATGGCCACCATGACAAAGATCATGATTTTCTTTGGAATGGATTTGAATCCGATTCGACTTGATAGATTTCCTTCCACACCTGCTGCCATCATGCCGCTGATATAATCCAGGACAACAAACACTAAAAGCAATAGCAATAATGGAGACCACCCCCATAAATAACCAACGATTGCCCCTAAACATGTTGAAATTACTTTGTACGCTTTTTCCATATTTAATCCTCCAATCTTTCTATAAAAAAGGCATAAAAAATACACCTACTTTTCAGTGGTGTTCGTGTCAAGCTTTGTCTAGTTCGTGACAACCTATTGTGCGGCGCTTTCTACATAATCTTCTCCTGTAATTTCTTTGTATTGATCCGAAGTAATTTTTTCCAAACGAACAGCATCTCCAACTTGTTCCTTTGTCCAACTGGAAGTTTTATAGAAAAGAGTGATTAATTTCATCCAATCCATCTTATAGTACCCCCTTCATCATTAGCTTATAGGTCAATTCCGCATTTGCGTTAATAAGTTGCTGAATTTGTTCTTCTTGAGTTAGAGGTCTATCCACATATTCATAATAAAATTCATTTGTACTTGGTCTGTAATACAAATGAGGAATTTTCCCTTCGATTTGTTGTGGATCTGGGATACTTTCAACGTGAATAGCCTGTTGTTTTTGCTCGTCATCTAAAACACTATCAAGATAAACAATGCGTTCTACCATGTGTTTATCGGTTGAGATTTCTTTAGTAAATACATACATGCTTATTTCCCCCTTTTTAACGTAAAACCTGATAGTAATCCCGTACTAAATGAATTTTATCGGTACTTACTCCTCCGCTATATGCGTTATCCCGAAGCCAAACGACCCCGTCATCATCAATAGCGAGAACGTCAGCTCCTATATTATTTTCGTAACTAAAACCCCACATTAAATTATCGCCTGCTAATTTATACTTGTACAGCTTCTTATCATTAGCTGTTACATATAGATAACCATTATCAGTAAGTATACCACATAGGCCTGTTCCAATATCGTATGAATATAATTCTTTACAGTCAAAACCAATTTTTCTTATCGTGGTTTTATATATAAAGCATACATAATTTCCTGATGTTACTGTCTTATTTCGGTATATGGCATCATATGTGTATGCTGTGGTACCATATGGTTGAGTGCCATCATCTGTTTTATAAGAACGTAAAGCTCGATCGCCATAAGCATAAACCATAACATAGCTATCATTAACTGCAATTAAATGCCAAAAACGATTGGGGGATGCATTTGTCCATCCCTTAACTAATTTTTTATTAGCTACATCAATTTGGAATTTCTCAAGAGCACTCCAACCGTTGCTAGATAAATAAAAAGTATTACCATAACCAATTAATTGTTCACTACCATCATCAGGAGTATAAAGCGTACCTAATGTGTGTAAAACAGATAAATTTGAATCTAATAAGATGACATTTTGATTACTACAAATCACAACAAAGAATCCATTGTATCCGTAAAAATTACTTATGTTGCTTGGTGCAGTATAATACACATAGCTTCCATCAACTTCATTTAGTTTGCATACAATACTAGATAGATGACTACCAAAGTATAAATATCCATTATAGTAGTATAAAATGTGACTTTTTACTGGTGCAGGATGATTATAACTCCAAATTAAAATTCCTTTTTTATCATACTTAATGATAGTATCCTTATTTGCGGAATTATCATGTCCAATAACATAAAAATATCCATTAAAGAAATAGATATCAAAGATGTTTAGGTTACTTAATATGGGGAAACTTGTTATTTTTTCCACTTGTAAACTTGTTACTCTTTTTGAAGGTATTTTGGATCCGATTGAGTACCCGCCACCTCCAAATTTCCCACCATGCTGTCTAATATCAATCAAAGGCATTATTGCTTCACCTCACTTATTAAATCGCCATTTGCGTCATAGGTGAGTGCATAAACATCAGTCCGAATAACAGTTGTTCCGTTTGTATCATAATAAGTAATCGTTCTGGTAGTGTATTGCGGACTTGTTCCACCACTTAATACGGAGCGAGCATATAATGTTCCGTCAGGTCGTTTATAATCAACGGTCGTAAAAATACCGTTCGAGTCCTTCCCGCTTTTATAAACGTTGAAATTCCCTATGTTTCTTTGCATAGTTTCCGGCGCGGAATCAGTGTAGGCTTTGGCATTTTGCTCCGCATTATTCCAAGCCGTTCTTTCCGCTGCTGTTATGTGCTTCACATTATCAGCAGAATGCGCAGCAAGTTGTTGATCGGTGTATGCTTTTGCATTGGATTCTGCCGTATTAGCTCTCGATTGAGCATCTGCTTGAATGTCGGAAAAGTTTTTTCCGTCTACAGTGTCGGCATCTAAACCGCTTCCTGCGCCGTCATTCCCCGCATTCCAAACAGTTTGACCGTTTACTTTAAAACCGGATGATCCAACACCTTGTATATCTAAAACATCATCACCTGTTAAAATAACCCGAGCATCATAATCAGTTGACCCATCATTTGAAAAATCAATAAAAGGTGTTCCGCCACTTGAACTTCTTAATTCAATACCAGGATTACCGCTTCCGGATACTGTTAAATTGGCGTTTGCATTACTGACTGAAAGGTTTCCGTTTATTGTATCCCCGGATTTTTTGACAGCGTCCGTAATTCCATAGCCTGAAAGTGTTGTCGGTTTTCCACTCGTGATTTTGCTCCAATCTAGGTTTGGAATATCAGACGCCGACAATGCTTGTCCCGCTGTTACCCGTCCTTTTGCATCAACTGTTACTTTTGGATAAGTGCCGGCTGTTACACCGGTATTAGCAAGCGTCACCCCGATGGATGCATTGGCAGAACCGTCAAAAGACGCAGAACCTGACGCATCTCCAGACAATGAAATCGTTCTAGCCGTTTGCAATTTTGTTGCGGAAGCAACATTCCCATCGGTTGTAGAAATTTGTTTCCACGGAAGCCAGTTAGTATCTTGAAATTGTCTAAAAAATACTGCATTTGAATTGTCAGTAAATGCATATTGCAAAATTCTAGCTGAACTATACCTAATTACAATCAAATAGCACCAATTGGTAACTGGCTGATTTACTGCCGTCTTTTTGAAATAAAATCCAGTCTGAGTGATTGTGTTTAGATCTACATTATCAATTACTTGCGCTTCTCCTGTGTCCTGCGTCAATTTTGCCATTTGAGCAAGTGCCTTAACAGCGTCGACCTTTGCTTGCGCCCCGCTTGGTGTTTCTGCTCCAACATCACTTGCAGTTAACGAAACAGCCCCAGTCTTGCCATTTACAGACGATACAGGGACATTTGCAGAGATTGTCACCTTATCATTGGTGGCATCAGGTGTCAGAGTGACGTTGGACCCCGCGACAAGCTCCAATGTATCGTTTGGACTGTCAGCCGCAACGTTGGTAGATCCGACTTTGACATTAGAAAAAGCGCTTTGTGCAAAAGCACTGCTATCTTTTCCGTCTAGTGTATCCGCATCTAGGCCACTTCCGGATCCATCTACTGTTTTTATTTTGTTCAAAACATCAGCTGCAGTATAGTTGGCAGCAGGTAGCATTGCATTCCATTTGTCTTTATCCGCTTGAGTGACATGGCGCACAGTGTCGTTGTTATGGGCATCGAATTCCGTTTTTGTTGCTTGTTTCACGTTGTCGACATTTCCTAGACCTACTTGGGATTTCGTGACGTTATGAGGGTTATTTTGGTTATTTATATGATTATTCAAATTTGCTTGAACTGCATTTACTAGTGCAGAAGCGACTTGTTCGACTTCTTTTTTGGTATATCCGTTATCTTGCAATTCTTTCAAAGCCAAATAAACAAGGTTCCATTGCCAGTTGAAATAATCTGCTGGCGGTTTCTGATTAGCAGCCCAACCGCCATCTTTTAATGGTTTCGGCGGCTCCACTCCAACTTTATTCCATTCCGGCAACTTCTGAACAAAAGGCATTCTATCAACCTCCTTCATCATATTGGTAATTCATAATCGTTTCCAGATGTGAAGACTCCGCTCAACGTCCCCCCTGTCATTGCATTTAGATCGGCAAATCCAACCTCACTTGTTTCGATATTAGTTCTGCTAGCAAAACTGAATGTTCCTTCAAGATTTACGCGTGAAACAGAGGTATCACCTGAAGCAACTTGTTCAACTAGTTGCACAAATTGGTTGCCGCTCATCCCGATCTTATTTAATGCTTCTAAAGGAGCTTTTTTCACCACAATTGAATTAGGTTCTCCTTCTCCTAATTCAATGGAACTAGCAATTTGAATATCAGTTGGCTTACAGTTCAACGTCTTGGATAAAGCGTCAATCATACTATTAATGGTTCCATCACTCACACTCCGAGCCATTTTTCCTCGTATCATCACACGGTAAATTTCATCAGTTGCTTTACCTCGATATTGGTTTAAGTCCTCTCCTATGTCATCCAGGGCTTTTCCCTGTGCCTTATCTATCTGTATCCATTCTTCCATTGTGTTCAACGTATTATCGATATCGGTTAACTGCTCATCAACAATAGTAAAGAGTTTCCCGATATTGGAATCCTCATTTTTCGTAATGGCATCCACGAGCAAACTCAATAGATTTTTAAGCACTTGTGATCACCTCGATGTTATCGAAAGAAGCACGGGCAACTTGTCGCTTTGCTATCGTGATATTTGAAGTTCCTAGATTTGTAGAATCGGTTCCTATCTCTATGGTCACATCATCAAGCCCGTTCACTTGGTAGACGGCATTATAAAGCTGGGAAATAACAACCGTTTGCCCCATTCCCAAACCATTTTGAATAACACCCTTACTGTCGGTCCCTCCGATTTTACCAACAATGCAGTCTTTTAATTGAGTGACCCCATCTGTTTCAAATTTTGGATTTGTTTTAATCGTTAATCTCACATATATCGGCACTTCCTCTGCATAATCGAATCGAACCACATGATCGTCACCAGAGATATCTTTAACAGTAACTTCTTCTTGTCCAACAGTTTGGCTTGTTCCACTAACACTATCAAACAGTGCTGCAGCAATATCTTCTTTCGTTCCTCCCAACACATAGGCGTGAACCGATTTTGGAGGGTTGCCATCAGCATCTACTTCCATAGTCTTGTTAAATACGGCTGTTGCCGACTGTACTCCCGGAACGTTAAGAAGGGCGGAAATAACTGCATTTGCAGTTGATTTACCGCCCCCTTCATTCGCCTGTAATAGACGCTTTTTGTAGCTATCATTTGTTTCTTTGTCTGTTCCACCGGTTGCTGGTATTGGATTAGTTACCGTGTATATTTCTTCAACCGGTTCAGCTTGTTCAGTGATTGTGTTTGCTCCAACATTGTTTTGAGCTCCTGTTTCTACTGAAACAGCTTGACCACTCCCATTTCCGTTGGCATCCAAAACAACATCTTCGATAAGCATAAAATAGATACCGCTTTTAGTTGAAAACTCTCTTCCTGTTTCAATTTGATATCCCGGTGCGCCAGAAAATTGGAGAGTAGTATATGAATTTGTAGCAGGTTCACGCGGCAAATTTCGGTTTCCGCCGTGATAGTCTAATTGAACGCCCTCTGCTTTCTTTATAAAACGGCTGTTATATACTCTTTCGATATTATCCCAAACAATCGATAGAAACCAAGCAAAAATACGAAGAATAATTCCAAGTGGTGTATAAGCTTTGGTATTTACATCCTCTCCGAACAATTCCTTCGCCTTTGCTTCCATTTCCGAAAGGAGGTCGCTGTAGGTTTTCTTAGAAAAACCATTTTCATCAAGCATTGATCGGCACCCCTTCCACGGTTACGGTGGTCCCGTCCGTCTTAACGACTGTGACATTTACGGTCATAATACGATTTTCTTTATCCGGGATAAATGTAACATCACGGACTTCTTTAACTCGATCCTCTTGCATTGCAGCTTCAACGATGTCATAGTGGGCGGCTTTTTCATCAAATTGTTTGGTTAAAATATTGCTTCGATCTAATCCGATTGTTTCATCAAGCTGGAATTCGCCGAGTTGAGTTGATAAAATCATTTCTAAATTTTGCACAATCTCATCATCATCACTAACCATTTCTAACTCGCCACTATCATTAAAAACCAAGTCACCATTTACAAGTTTCAAAGTTTTCAACCGTCAAACACCCCCACAACGACCGCATCATTGTCAGAGAAAAATTTTTCTGAGTCCGGATCAATGAAGTTGGTGCCGTTTAAATCTGCCAGTGATCTTTGAGCACACATGTAAAAGACTAAACACCCAACCCTAATATCATCTTGGCAATGCTTCAAAACAGGGGCATCGTTGATTGGTGATTGCTTATAAACCACGCCACTTTCGTCTGATGTTAAAAATAAGGGTTGTAAGTTAGCTCTATGAGTGTCAGGATCATAGCTTAGAACCTTTGCCGGCGCTAATGTGTGGATGTTGAGCAAAATATTTTTCTTATATGCCTCAAAAGTCTTAGCCATTTCGCTCATGATATCACCTCAAACTCCGACAAAAAATCGTTACCATCGTAATAGTGTTTGCCGCTTCTTACACGGTAAGTCCCGTTAGCTGTAGAACTTTTAATCGTTATGATAGAAGCAGTTGTAATTCGATGTTGAAGAAGGCACCTAACTGTATATCCTTTTTGTTCATCATCTTCAAATTGCTCTGGCGGTTCGATAAGTCCTGTCTCTTCACTTAAGGTAAAACGTTCGTCTGTCCCTTCCTTAATAGAACGAATCACCATCGAACCACGCCGCCAGTACATCGAAGCACCACAATCTTTCACAACCGTTTCTAAGTTGTTTTCGATGAGTCCTGTTACTTTATATCCGCTTTTATATACCTTGTCTTTTGGCAAACTAAATACGGCTAATTTAATTCCCAAAATACTCGTTAAGCGTTTGATGATTTGTGATGCTCTTACACCGTTTTTAAAGGTGATTTGCATTGTCTGTTTTCGATACTTGGCCACTTTGACTGTTTTGCCATTCACTCTTTTTTTCACATAATATTTTTCAGCAGGGTCTGCCACATCTGGCGTAACCTTAATTCCGCTGTAGTCTGTACCTTCTTTAAAAGTGATAGTGGTCACTTTATCCACTCCACTATATTTTGTAACAACAGAAGTGATTTTGCCTTCGGTTAAAACACCGTAATCACTTTTATATCCTGCAACTACGGTTATATTTTGGTTCTTTTGAATCTTATTAATGGTTTGGTTCGTTAAGTTATATACTTGCACCGTGCTGATATTTGGCTTTGCGTCATCATCAAAGTTCACTTCAAATCGAACCTCTAGATCGTCATTTGTAAAGGTAAGATGCCCGCCTGGAGCATCGATTGTTACTTTGATTATTCGACCGAATAACAAAGGACTAGTAGCCATCCGTCTCATCTCCGATATCGTCAATATAAAGAAAAACCGTAACACCAAAATTTTCATAGGTGATACGGTCTTCTCTGCCAGCCTCATCCATTGGGATCAAAGTAGGTGCCGGCAATCTTTCATCGACTAAATCCTCAAAAAGAGGACGATTTAACACCATCTTTTCACCACGAACAATGACATTTCCCTCGCTGTCCCACAAATCTACGGTAAAAAAATCATTCGTCTGATTATAATTAATGCCCATTGTGAATGTATCTTCCGCTAAATCGATATCAAACACAACGGGCACTTCTTCTTTATCGATTGGGATATAATCGCGCATTCATCATCCCTCATTTCACACGAAGCTTTACACCTACCGGGATTTTTCTGTCAGGGTACTTATTCCAGGCTCTCAATTGAGCAATCGATGTTCCATACTTTTTAGAAAGTCCCCAATATGTGTCTCCAGGTTTCGTGACATGATACACCGGCGTATTGGTAGGTTTTTTACTGACCGGTTGCTTTTTTCCGGCTGTTGTTGTCGTTGTTTTGTTCACAATGTAAGGACTATTCGCTATCCGAATTTCTTGCAACTCAATTGATATGCCCATGCCATTTCCGATTGTTGAATCAAATGTTGGCTGCATGCTAGTGATGACCACGTTTTTGGCAGTAGTTCTTCCAACATAAGTGACGACGGTTCCTGCATTCTGCAATTTTTCTAAAGCATTATAAATATTAGTTGCTTCTACATCGGTCTTTCCGAGAATTTTACCGGTGATAGTAAAAGTTTTAGGCTGCCTTTGCACGGAATCCGTAATAGGCAGCCCTTTTTCAGTCGGATAAGAGGTGACATTAACGGCGTTTGTAAAGGTTTCTTGTATATTAGCGATTGTATAACCTGCTAATTTTCCCATTAATACGCCACCCCCGTATCCAGGATACCTCTAAAGTCTTTAAATGCTTTTTCCAACGCCGCATTAACAGCACGCTGTATTTTGGATTCATTTGTATCGTTGCTATTGCCCTCGATTTTAATGTTAATGACAGGAGCAAAATTGATCGTGATGTTTCCTTTTTGTTTGAGTAATTCTTGAGTTTTTCTATTGTTATGAATTTGACTTCCAAAAGGTAGATCAACAATTTCCGGCCCATCTTCTCCAACTAAGACTTGGTCATCATTAAGTTTTCGACCGCCATTTTTATATCCGACATATCCTTTTGCCCTAACTCCCGGTACATTGGCGATCGAACCATACCGCGCATTCATGTAACGGATAGCCGCAACCGCGTTGTGTACCGGATTCCAAATGTCATCCAAACCAGGAAGCTTGTAGGCATTAAAGGTACTGTCAATTGTCTGCATGAGCCCTTTTGACGGATGACCTGCTTTTGCGTTAGAGTCCCAAAGGTTGATTGCTCTTGGATTACCACCACTTTCGTGCATGGCGACTTTGAGGAGAGCGCCCAGGTAAGTGGCAGGCGTCCCCGTTATAGCCATCGCCGTTAAAAGCCATTGTTTTACCTGGGCTGGGGCAGCTGCTCCGCCGCTCCAATCTCCAGCAAAGCTTGAGAATTGATCTTTAAGGTATTTTTGGACCCCTGTGCTGGTGTATTTTAAAAGACTTGTCCCTAAGCCTTCGCCGTATCCGATGTCCCCTTTTAAAGGTAAATATTTGTCAAATAGTTCTTTTACCTTTTGTACAGGATGCATGATCCATTCGCTTGCTGCAGATGTAATGTCTTTTGTCTTATCCCATGCAGCACTAGCAACGTCTTTGGTTTCATCCCATGCATTAGAAAGGAACTCTTTTGCAGCACCTAATGTTCCGCTCGCATATCCCGGCATTTGGCCCTTAAGCCCGCCATTAAGCATTTGCTTTGTTTGTGCATGCGGAAGAATGCGCGTTCCTGGTGGTAGATCCACAATCTCAGCGCCATTTTGTCCAACCAAGGTAGCTCCTTTATACGGGATATATGCTAACTCTGGACCTTCTTCTCCAACTACAGCCGGTCCACCTGGATGATAAGGGGTTCCTGTAGCATGCGTTGGCATATTTTGTCCTGTAGAGCCGGCAGGATGCCATTCAGGTATCGTCTTAATGTGAAGGAAACTGAGCACCTTGTTAATGGCCCCAGTTATAGAATTCCAGGTTTTTGCTAAACTGACTTTATGTTGATCCCATTTTGAAAGAGTTTGACCGGTTTCCCAGTCAACTTCTTTCAGATGACCTTTTGCTTGATTTTGAGCAGCTTTAACGATCTTTTCTTTCATATCGTTAGCGTGGGCTATCGATTCATCACGAGTTTTTTTCGCTTGGGCTACAATTTCGTCATGTTGCTTTCGACCTATTGTACCGCTAATGAAATATTCTTCATCAGCTGCTTTTTTTACCTGATTATATTTATCGTTTGCCTCTTTCACAGCTCCTTTACGGGCTTTTTCTGCATTTTTAACGATGTCAGCCGCCTGTTTCGCGCTAAGCTTACTGGTTTCATCCTTCAATCGACCCAAAATTAGCTTTTGTTGCTTTTCTGATTTAGTTAAAGAGGCAACAACATTCCTACGCTGTTTTTCTTCTTCCTTCGCAATCGCCTGTGCTGCTTTTTGAGCAATTTTTCTTCGTTCATTAGCAGCATCTGATTCTATTTTTCTGATTTTATCTTGTTCGCTTTTGGTTAATGATCGCCCTTTTAAAGCCGCATTCCGCTTTATCGCATTAATTTTGTCCTCGGCTGTTTTTGTAATTGCCTGTTCCTTTTTATAGGCATCATTATTGATTTTAATCATCTTGTTAGTCGAGTCTTGAATAGTTTTCAATTGCTGCTTTTGTCTGTCTTGTTGCCTTTTCTCAATAGCCTTGGCGTCTTTTTCTGAGATGAAACCATTTTTGACCAACATAGAAAGGTTTTTCTTTGTTGAATTTTGCGCCTTATTTAGTGATTTCTCGACTGAGTTAACCATTGATTGAAAGTTATTATTAATCGCATCTCTGGCTGATTTTGAGTACTTATTACCATTGATAGCTAATGTAGCTAACTGTTTTTTTGAATCATTCGCTAATTTTTCATAGCTTTTTATGGCTTGGCTAGTAGCAGCGCTGACTGACTTTCCGAAATCTAATTTCGTACTTAATGGATCCTTAAATTCGTTATGAAAAGCACTTTTGATCGAATTCGATATTTTCTTTACCGGTGTACTCTTTTGAACATATGCTCCAAATTTCTGCCCAAATGACGTTCCTGCAACCGCTCCGATTGTTCCGCCAATCGCAGTACCAATACCAGGTGCAATTGCCGATCCGATTGCCGCGCCTACTGCTCCGCCTGCAAGGGAACCTCCAAAGCCTCCTAGCATTTCTCCGGCGTTGTCTTTATTCATCCCCAACAATTGTGTTGCAGAAAGAAGCGTGCCGATAACCGGAACTGCTTTTGATGCTTTACCCGAAAACAACATTCCTTTGCTGACTTTGCTTCCAATCTTTGAAAAGAACCCGCCTTTTTTTGTTTCTGCTGTCGTTGCAGTTATTGTTGGCTGAGAAGAAGCAATAATCGCATTAGCTTCTTTTACTTCTGAAGCCATTCTAAGAGCAGATGCTCCTGTTAAAGCCATTTCTGCGCGATAATTACCAAAAAACGTTTTAGCGCCGTTCATGACTTCACTGACTGTTTTAATCGCCTTTCGCACCTTATATAAAGCGAAAGATACTGGAAGTACACCACCAACAATAACGCTTCCCCATATAACCATAGATTTTGCGGAAGGGCTTAAATGGTTAAATCCTTCAACCAAATCTGTAACTACATGAACCCCTGCTTTAACAGCTGGTTTTAATGTGTCTGATATACTAATTGATGCACTTTCAACAGCACCTTTCAGCTGTTCAACAGCACCAGCAAGGTTATCTGACATTGTATCTGCGGCTTTTTTGGAGGCACCATCTGATTCTTGAAGTGATTTAGTATATTTCCTTATTTTTTCCGGTCCTGCTTCCATCAGCGTTAAGAATCCAGATGCCGCTTCAGTTCCTACCATCGCAGAAAGGTTTGCTAATTTTTGAGCCCGAGTTTGACCTTCGAGTGATTTAGAAATGTTTTGGATAAGATTGGCCAGGCCGACAAAATTTCCTTTCGAATCCTCTATCGTGATTCCTAGCTTTTGCATCATTTTCGATGTTTCTTCAGATGGTTTTAACAATTGAATGAGGCCGCCACGTAAAGTCGTTCCAGCAGTCTCTCCTTTAATTCCTGCATCACTCATGATTTCAATAGCAGCCGAAACTTCTTCAAGTTTCATTCCCAACGAGTGAGCCGGGGCTGCAGCGTATTTAAAAGCATAGCCCAAGTCATTTATATCAGCTGCTGAATCATTTGCCGCCTGTGCCAACACATCAGCTACGTGGCTTGCTGCACTAGCCTTTAATCCAAAGCCGTTCAGTGCAGCTGTCATGACTTCAGCGGTACGTGCCATGTCTTCACCGGACGCTGTGGAAGCTGCAATGACACCTGGCATAGCCGCTAGAGTTTGTTTGACAGTAAAGCCTGCCTTAGCCAGCTCTAATTGTCCCGCCGCTACTTCAGAGGCCGATTTAGTGGTGCTTGCTCCCAAATCTAACGCCTGTTTGCGTAATTCTTTAAACTGGTTAGCAGTAGCACCGCTTACGGCTTGTACGGCACTCATTTGTTTATCAAATTCCATGCCAGTTTGAATCGCCGCTTTGCCCAACTCAAACATTTTCGCACTAGCATAACCAAATCCAATGGTTGCCAGCGTATCTTTCACTTTGTCAGCAGCAGACGCAAAATGTTTTAAAGATTGGCTGGAATTATCAATATCTCTTTTTTGTTCTCGAAAGCTATCTCCGGATCTTTTGGCACTGGAAGCTAGACTATTGTGTTCATGACTTGCAACTCTGGCACGATCAGCGTTTTCCTTTAAAGAATCAGCGTTCTTTCTGATGGAACTGCTAGCACTGGCATACTTTCTACCGGCTTGTTCAATGGCTTTACCGCTTTGATTCGCACTTCTTTCAAGCTTGTCCGTTTCGTGGATAGAAGCATTAATCCTGCGATTCGCTTCATCAAGGGCTTTGGAGTTGACTTCAATATTGACCTTCATCGTTGTATTTCTAAGTGATTTGGCCATCTATCCGTCAACCCCCTTCCCAAACAACTGAATCTTTAATCGTGCTGCTGCATTAGCAATCCCTAATTGTTTCGCTGTCATTTTTTCTACTTGTTCATGCGTAGCAACGCCTGCAATAACAGGAAGCCAATAATCTATTTCACTATTAAGTTCTCTTTCGTAAACTTCGCTAGGATCGGACTTACAGTTGTCTACCAAGAAAGTTATCGGCTAAAGCCATCACCTCACGTAATCCATCGTGAGTATCCCAATAATCCCAGTCTGTTTTAGGTTCAATAATCACATTTTCCATAATTTCTTCGAAATAAGCAGAATCCACAACGTTACCAAAACGGTTTTTGCATCGATCAAGCAACTCAATAGTTGCTTTTACACCAGGAAATTGGAAGGTATATTCCACGCCAGCTACTTTATGTTTTTCTTGTTTACCGAATTTAGATTGTTTCACTTCTTGTTTATTTTCAGCCATTTTTGTATTCCTCCTCATTTTTTATCAATAGTTAATTATGGAAAAATCCCCCACTTTGATCGTGAATGCTCTTGCTTCAATTCCATCAGAAAATGTAGCATCCGCTTGCTTAGTGACCATCGCTTGTGTGCCGCCACGTTTTTCTCTACCTGAAGGATCATCAACCCAAATCGGAAAAACTTCACGTGATTGAGCTAGATTATTAAAGAACGCATTGAATGGCGATGTTTGGTTCAAAGTCAAGGTAATAGTGCCAAGCTTTGAGTTGTTAACTGCCCAAGTGGCTTCGCCTTGCGCGTTCGATTCAACTGTTACTAGGTCATCATCTTTATTAGCAGTTACAAATGTACCCTTCTTAAAACCAGTAACACTCATATTTTTCGCAGTTACCGTTACTTTTGAAGCATCATAAACTCCGTCTGCCATCATAGATTCCTCCTTTGTTTATCAAAATAAAAAAGCGAGCTTGGAAGCCCGCTGGTTTGATTATTTAATAATTTACTACAGTTCCTGTAACTTCAATTTCGTGGAAAGCACCCTCAGGATAGTATTTGAATCCTAAGCCACTATAAATACGTTTCTTCCTATCCTCTTCTGGAATCTCATTCATCGGTTTGGACGTCACTGTAAATTCAGCGTTGCCATTCGAATCTTTGTCCACAATTCCGTTTTTAGCAGCCTCTGTTAAAACGCTTGTCATTACAGATACGGCCATTGATATGCCAGTATCATTACTTGGAACTTTATCATTATCACTCAACATTTGTTGCAAGCTAGATTCAATATTGGCTTTCACCCAATCTTGTCCATGAAGGAAATCGATATAAGAACCATTTGCTGTTAACCCCTCCGAAGTTTGAGGAGTTCCCGCTTTGAGAACGTAAGCATTAGCTCCGGAAGCATGAAGTGATTTTAATTCATCAGCAGAAATGTCGATTGGAGTAATGCCAACAAGATTTTTTCGGAATTTCCACGTTATACTGCCAACAGTTAGTGACGCGGCATCGCCAATGATAGCTGCATCGATTTGTTCATTTGTCTTATCAGGATGATAATAACAAATTGTTCTTGAATTTGAAGTATATTGCGCTAATTCATCCTTATCCTCAACTTTTAGAACGAGAAATTTAAATTTATGTGCTTCCAAAGCATTAGAAACTGCTAATCTTTCAGAAGCAATCGCATCAGGCAAAAGCAAAAAGTGCCAAGGTTTATCGAAGTATTTTTCGAATGCTTGTACAATCGTTAAACCTGTTCCGGGATCTCCTCCTCCTGAAGCGCTATAAGTTGCTACAGCCACGATATCTGGCCTATTTGTTTGTTCCAAGATCGCTTTAGCCTTTTTATAAACGCTTGTACCTTCTGGAAAATCAACTTTTAAAGTGTCCAATCCGTAGTATTCTTTATAGGTTGATTCAGTATTAGTTGATGCTGCTAAGATTAACGGCCGGCCTAAACCAATCTTAGGCGCCGGATTCTGAACATCAATCGTAACTTGAATGTCTTGAATCGCCATTAGTTCGTACCTCCATTATTTTTTATTTCAAAACTTTCAATAGGCTCTACATCATCCACATAGGTGTCACGAACACGAAGCTGAACATCGAAACCAGCCATGCGCTCGTAATCGATCGAAATAAAGTTATCTCGACTCGTAAACCCGGATGTTGAAACAACAACTATCCCTTTATCGCTCAATGCATTACGTCCTTGTGAGGATTTTAGATAAGACTCTGCTTTTTTGGCCAAATTTAAAACGCCTACCGAACTAGTTCCGTGCCACGTAAGGGATACAACCAGTTCAAATATGGCGCCTTCATAATCTCTTTCAATATCAATCTTTGGTGATGTTATTGTGAAGCTGCAATACGGATAAGGAGGCGGATCGCCTGCGCTATTATCCGCTATTAAGGGATAACCTATTCCGTCTTTAATCGCTTTTATAAGAGCGCTTGTGACAGTGGTGTAATCAAAATCATTGCTCAAATGCACTCACCCACTTTAATTCGTACACATTAAAGCCTGCATATGCTTTATACGGCAGTTCTTGTTCAACCGAATACTTATGACCATTGCTAACGACTATACTTTTAATTGGAATGTCCATAGTAGTTATAAGCTGTCTGTCTGCTGATGAGAGACGCCCCCCGCTTTGATATAGCTCATTTGACGAAAAAGGAATGACTACCCCATTTGTGTCAATCGGTTCTGATGGATTTGGTTGAACCCATTCGCCGGTATATTCGTCATAATGGCCTTTATCTGTTGGATCAGCAGGCAAAATGATTTGAATGGGCAAGCTATACTCTTCGATTAGATCAGAGAAATCAAACATATTCCCCATCGTCTCTCACCAACTTCCAGGTAACATGCATCCGCAACCCACCTGTGTCAATCAGTGGATTATCAAACCCCTTATTTTCAACCGTAAGTGGAGCATTGGGAGGCGTTCGAATATCCCTAATCTTGTCTTGAATATCTCCTGCTATCCTGGCCCCCAATCGCTTAAAAACGGTCTGTGCGTCTATTTCTAACTCACAGAGTTTTTCAATCTGTTTTTCTAGGAAATCCATCCATTCGTCGTTCTTTTCATCGAACGTTGAACGGATAAAAGAACGCTCGGGTATATTGACGCTTTCTTTTAGGATGAACATGACCTTTATTCCGTTCTCCGCTGTTTTGTCAGCAACCGCAAGAACATTTTTCCCTTTTGGCTGAAACAGACCGGGAATTTCGGAAGGTTTTCTATCCCCTGCTTCTTTTGTAGGAATGGCAAGGTATTTATTCTTCGCCTTAATTTGCATCCCAAATTCGTGTACATTCGCGATCATGGCATAAAAGGAATCGTCTGAACCGAAGATACCAATCTCGATGGAATATCGATCAAGTTCGGCTAATTCACGATAAAGCCATTGCAATCCATCATCATCTGTTTGTACTTTGACCATTTAAATCACCGTCAAATTGATTCTTGATTTGGCAGTAAGCTTATTTTTCAATCGCTCATATTCTCGGCCATATGGAGTGACCTGCAATCCAGTGTTGTTATCGATAGATTGAGTACTGTAGCTTTTTCTCATAGGACCTACTGATTCAGATTCCGTTTGCCGGATATTGAGTGACCCAAGATGGGCCGCTAAATACCGGCTCAATCTTTCCTCGTATTCTTCTTTAACTCCCAAACTTTTGACTTCTTGATAAGCGTCATCAATGATAATTTGCAGCTGATCATCAGTAAGTGGTGACAAATGCTTGGCAATGGCTCGCACACGATCAGGTGTTGTGGCTACCATAAATGTTCACCCTTTTTTGTACCCGGGATACTTTAAGGACCCGAGTTTCCTGTTACTTGCTAATTCCAATCTCAACCTCATGTATTCAATCGCTCTTATTGCATTCTCAATAGGATTCATCTTTTTGCCTCCTACTCATTAAGATCAACGATTTTTTCAGCAGGAGGATTCTTAATGGATTCGATTTGTTCATCGATTGCCTTCAAGATTGTTTTGCGAGTTTCTTTCTCTTTCCATTCTTCTAAGAGTTTCAAATCAAATGTATCTTTTACTAATGTCGCAGCTTTCTGAGCGCTAAGTTCAGACAAACCCTTAATTTCATAACTTATTTCGCCTGATTCTAATAAAACTTTATTCAGTGGGTGTTCAGATTCTTTTAAAAAAGCTTCTCCATCCTCTTGATTCAAGCTATTTGCCCCTGGCACTAAACGGACGCCAATATGGCGAATATATTTTCCTTTGTTATGAACGATCATTAAATACCATCTCCTCTCACAACAGCATATGGAAAGCGAATAATAACCCCTCCACAACGTTCTTCACAAGGAACTTTCACACGCGGGAACTTATATTCCTCTGGATAACGGGTTAAATCCATCGGCAAAACCAATTGAATTGTTTCTGGATCATTATTAAAAATAAGCATCGAATCAGAACCGTTCGTTCCGACACCAACCAAATCAGGAACTCGAACGATTTTGGTAAACCACTGATTATCTTCAACCACTTTCATGATCGAACGTGCATCATAATCACTATAACGACGATTCAATTCTTCAAATTGTGCAGGCGGAACGGCTAATACTAGACTAGCAGAGCCGTAACCTGGAAGGATTGTGATTTTAGCACGTGTTTTTCGAATATCTTCGAGAATTTCATTACCATCCTTATCTTTCCATTTTGTTGATCCTTTAGATCCTTGATCAACCGCTACTGTTTGAATACCAGGAGCGTTTACGACGCCTACAAGTCCATAATCGCTATCGCCAATCCAAGCGATTTTATTTTCTTTTTCAGCGATGGCCCGACGAACAGTGGCGGCTTTGGTCGTATCTACGCTTGTTCCCGCTAATTGATTAGCACGTAATTCTTGTTGTGTATAGTGAAATGCAGCCATGATTGAGTAAATTTTAGCCGTTTCACGTTTGATATCTGTATCTACTAACGGAATATCATCTGCTCCATTTGCGACGATTTTAGCTGCACCAGAACGGGTCATAACGTTATATCCATAAGTTTCAGCACCAGGGTGAATATCTGTTTTTAAAGGAAAGACAGTTCGTGCTGTTAATTCCTCGGCTTTTGGTTCGTATAAAGTGCTATCGATTTGCTGTAGGTCTAATGCTGAAAGAGTTGCTTGTACTTCATTTCCCATAAATTATTCCTCCTTAAGGTAAATTGATTTCTAATTGAGCTAGTCCTCCACCACTAGCAGAAGTTTTGAAAATCCCAACAACGCCAGATACTTCAGTTGTAGATGTTCCACTTGGTCGAAAATTGGCCGTTGCTTTATCGATCACAGCTTTCTCACCTTTGATTACATCTTCTTCTACTTTTACAGTGATAATGCCCTGGCGTAATACGCTTACTGCCTCAAACTGCGAGTATTTCCCAACCTTATCGCCTTCAAATGAAGGGACAAAATGTTTGGCAATAGCTACACCGTAGAATTCTCCAGAGCCATCATATGCTTTACATTGTTCGGGATTATCACTAACCATTTGCACGGCAGCTCCAAAATTGATGTCACTGGAAGCTGCTAACGTATCAGCCTTATAGTTTTGATAGCTTGCAATTTTTCCAAGTCCAAGAACCGGACTCATGTACTCTTGTCCTACCGGAATAGTCATTCTTTACTCCTCCTTATTTAATTAGATTTAATCGTTGAGCGCGTTTTTGATTAATTTCATTTGCTGTATCACCGCTAATGGTCTTCATTTGGTTTGCTCCAGTGGATGAATAACCGTCAGCTTTTACTCTTTCTACAGTCGCATCGAAGAATGCATTAATATAGTCATCCGATTTACCATCTCCTTTAAAGTCAGGTTTCACCTTTTGGATAACGGCTTCTTTGATCTCACGTTCTGTTTTTCCTGTAAAATCAAAAGAATCACCAAGCAATGGTTTTGCGCTGGTGATCAATTCGATACGTTCATTCACTTTTTTGTCTAATTCATCCGCAGAAAGGGTATTTTTCTTGGCTTCCTCCAACTCTTGTTCTTTTGCTTGGAGTTTAGCTTCCAATGCATCATATCGGCCTTGTAATGCGTCATAATCCTTTAATTTTGTTTCAGCAGCGTCTAATTTTGCCGCTTGAGCTTCTAAATAAGACTTAACAGCTGAATCCACCTCATATTCCTTACCATCGATTTTGTATTTCACCATATTTATTCCTCCTTCTCCTCCATCTTCGATTTGCCAGGCATCAGAGTCACCACGAATAGCAACTTCTGGTCCAGCACGCCCTTGATCAACAATAGCAATATGATTGATTTCAATGTTTCGTTGAACGTATTCATATTGCTGACCTTGATAAGTACCTGATTCTGCAACGATGTCAGCCATAAAACCAATGCTAATCTCTCGTTTTCCATCACGAATCTTTTGGATAAGGCCCGCATCAGTGACAGTAAAAGAGACGACTAGCTTTAAATCTTGGACTCTTGCATCCGTGTGTGTTATCCCTTTTGCATATTGATTGAAATTTTGCAATGTCACCGGTTCGTTTGGATGATCATCTGTTACCGGCTTTGCTTGTGCCGATTGAATCGTTTTATCCGAAAAGATCTCCTCCGGCAACTTCGCTTCCATCTGAACCGTTCCATCCGATCGCATATAAGGGAAAACACCAGGACGAGTGATCGGCGCTGTAACGGTTAGATATCCCTCTTGTGTTTCGTCATAATCTTGTATAAAGGTTTTATCATACCTTTGGAGCTTCACGCGTTATCACCTCCTTTTCGTTGCAATAAAAAAAGCACTATCGAAATGATGTGCTAACAATTTATAAACCTTCCCTATATAGTTTTTCTTGTAGAAGATAACCTTCTAGCTTCCATACTTCATTTTCAATCCTCTGTTTACAAATCTCTACGCCAATTTTCTCATCATAATTGGCGGGGTCAACACAAGCAGAGGATTCAACTATTGTAAAACCATTTGGCAACTTAGCTGTAACCACTGTCACTTTTCCGAATATTGTTTTCACATAAAATTCAGATGATTTCATGATTTTATTTACATGTTCTTGAGTTACGGTATTTTTTGTCATCTTTTTTCCTCCTAATCATCAAATACCGGTATGGCGACACATCTACATCTAAACGGAGTACCAGGAAGCCCTTCTGCAGGTGGATCACTGTATTTAAAAACCTTACCATCAAGTGCTCTATGCGCCGGTCTTACACGTTCATCATGAGAAGTAGACCACTTAAATTTATTAACTCCCATTTCTTGATGACGCTTGGCTGTCATTTGTCCAAAAATGGATCCTGTTTGATCAACAGCAATGAATTTGGCTCTATTTTGTGTCATGCCAATCCTTTCTACTAATTGATCCCGAATAGATTTAATGCTTTGGCCACTTTTTACTCCTTGATAGATGATAGCTTCGATTTTAGGAAAAAACTCATCACGAATCGTGCTTATATAGCTCACATTTTCCGCTATTGAGGATCTCATGTATTCATCAAGCCAGGGTTCATACTGAGTTGGATCAATACCTTTGATCCTCCCTTGATTTCTAGCGATGTTTTCGCTGTATTGATTTAACGAATTCAAGAAACGAGTAGCAATCTCTTGTACTTTACTAGATGAGAAGATTCCAAGAGACAACGCTTTAATCAAATCAATAGCCCGTTGAATGACATCAAGTGGACCATCAATTTTATAGAAGGTACTGTCATTCCGCTGATACAATTTGATCTGCTCTTTAATCTGTTCATCGAACACACGCAAAGTAAGCTTTCCTAGCTCGTCTACGAGGCGTTTTATCTCTCGGTAATAGGAAACAGCCACCGCATCGGGAAAACGCGTAGGAGGGGCTTTTCTAGCCATTTTTGCCACGTTCCTTCCATGCCTCATAAACCTCTTTAGCCATTCTCTCTAAATCCGCTTCATCACCACTGAATTTTAAAGCGTTTGTTAACCCAAACTGACCAAAACGAGTTTCTCTTATTTCATCAGTCGTTAAAACGCCATTTACCAGGTAAATTGCGTCAGTTTCGGCTATGAGCTTCCTTATTTCGGCATCCGTCTTGGCATCTACTTGCCATAAAGGATTGAATTTAATCTTCCAGTCAACCTTTTCGGGATCCAGTTTTCCGAATTCCTCTGATTGCAGAAGCAAACGAATCAATCTTTCCAAATTCGGGCGCATCTCATTTTCTTGCATTGCAGCAATACGAGAATAATAGTTCATGACATCGTATTGTGCGCCTGTGATGGTCCCAGCCTCTTGCCCTTTTATGACTGTTTTCGGCATTCGGACGGCGCCGGAAAGGTAATCCCAAACATAATCAAGGAGATCCGAAATCCCTGTTGTATTGGTTGTTTCTTTAGTCAGTTCCTCTTCTTTGCCAATGACAGCAAGGGCTTCCGTTCGAAACATGTAATCCATCAGCATGCCCAATTCGTATTTGTCTTGAGCATCCATATCCACGATACTGTCTGATTTATAGACTTTAAACGCAAAGTCATAAAGTATCTGCCCCACAGACCACAAGGAAGTGTCCAATACGGTGATGATGTCATAAAGTGGCTCAAGCAATGGCTGGCCGCGGTATTCATCTTCCAATCTCCGTGTCTGATCATGGATAAGGCGTGAAGCATGGACATTATCTTGAGATATTCCCGCGATTTGTTGTCCAAGACTTGATCTTCTATTCACCTGGAAAAACTCAACTTGTCCATAGTTCGGGCTAAACATGTCCTCGTTGAGGATGAATTCATTCACCTTATTTCCGCTAAAAGGATGAATGTAATCCACTCTTTTTAATGTCTTTGGATCCAATGGATCTGCTAATTCGAATGGTACTGATTGTGTAACGCCCAGTGAAATAAAACCATCGCCATACAAACGTTCATAAGAACGCGCCTTTTTAAAAGCGTCTTTGACTTTCAAATCCCGAAGTTTGCTCATAATGTTGTTTTTCAACGATTCATCTTCCATTACTAGGTCAAATCCGCTCCTCGTCATATCCTCTGCAGGAATGTCGATGATATTTTGAACGATGGCATTCGTTGCATAAAGATCCGTTAGTTCTTGAGTCGTAAGCCTTCTTCTTACTCCAGGTTGTTGTCTTACCAGAGCGTCTTTTCCATACCCTTTTCCATGCCCTTGCATGAAATCCATCCGCAGGACCTTTGCTTTTTCCACGCTTTTCATTTCATCACCACCTATCTGCGTCGGCTTAACATCTTCCTATATCGTTCTAATGGCGCTTTAAGGTCTGATACCTCATAATCATCTAGGCCATACCAAATAGCACTAAGTGTATGTGGGTCTATGTTAAATTCATCCGGAATGATTTCATCGTTCTTATCTTTCTTGTAAGTTAAATTCTTCAACTCTCGGATTGTATTTTTGCATTGATCAGAGCAAATGATTTTCTTGAAACGTTTGACCTTTCTTGTGTACTGCAACCGTGAGCCTTGAAACTTTTTAGCTGCTCTCATGTTGAATCCGTTCTGTTTATAGAACTGGATAGTCTTGGGCTCTGCCGAATCGGCTCTGATTAATTCACCAGTTTCTTTAAATTCTTTAATCTCTTCCGCCGTCTGATCGTCAGTCATTTTGTTTTTGTAATATTCCCAGTAAATGTAGAGATATTGTTTGTTCGGATCAACTACCATACGGATAATAGCGTTGTATGAAGTTTCGAATCCAAAGTCCATCCCAACCCGTTTAATTGGATTAGGTATACGCCTAATGGCTTCCATGACCTCATCATGCGGAGCCACTTCGAACTGTGGCAATACTTTAACGCCATTCACGCCAAAATGACCTTTCCTGGCAATACGGTAAAGGTCTGGGTCATAATCTTTTAATTCGTCTAACTGTTCAATGTAGCTTTCTGGCAAAAATAAATTATCATCAGCAGTTGAGTGATGATAATAGGTGTCGTTTGTTATGATTGTCCGTTTTTCATAAAGTTCTTCATCATCCAAAATAAAACGGTTATTCTGTTCATCTTTGAAAAAGTGTTTGTAAGTCCAGTTGTCCTTGCTTACTGGATTCGTTGATAGGATCATATGAAGTTTCAATGATGGATGCCTCAAACGTCCTAACAACTCTTTAAAACCAGCGTATTTAATCTCTGAACACTCTTCCAACCAAATGATTGAAATGTTGTTGATCGATTTCAATTTGGCTGGCTTGTCCATCCCTTTAAAGATGATTTTGCTTCCATTTGGAAAACGAATCTGCATAGGAGATACTATACATTTGATTTGATTTTCTAAGCCTAAGTCGGTGATTATCTCTTCGAGTAATGAGAAGCATGATTCCCGTATCGTTTCATAAACTTCACGAACGACTAAGGCTGTTCGTTTTTCGCTTAATAGTTTTAAGATGAGTTTTAAAGCAATGTGATAGCTTTTAGATGAACCATAACCACCGACAAGAAACTGAAATTTTGTGGACCAATCAAACAGAAAGTCTTCAAAGTGAGGATTCACTTCTTTTTCAATCATGATCCATCACCTTTACTCTTCCGCTTGATGAGGATTTCAATCGGCTTGTCGTCGGAACCGGAAGAGATTTTTTCAACCTCCGCCTTCGTTTTCTCGATTCCTAACCGCATTTGTTCAAGTTTTAGGCGTCTTTCGTCATTTTCATGTGCCAATTCGTTAAATTGTTTAATAAGACTCCGCAACTCGCTCATTGCCCTAGATTGAGCATTCATGAAAGTTGCTTGACGATCCCAAGCGAATTGAAACTCATATTCTTCCTCGCTACTGCTACCATTTTCGGAATAGGACTCTTTTGTCCTTTTGAGCTCTTTAATCATTTCATCCTTCGACTCAACAAACATGATATTTTGCGCCCGGATGATAGCAGCATACTGAATCATGATTTGGTCATATATCAGATCAGCAGGCGATTTCTCTTCTAACATTCCCATGATCTCAAGAGTTTCCTCTGGAATGTATTTTGAGAAAAAGCCATGCTTCAATGCGTTTTGGTTGCCTTTTGGAGCCGCACCGCCTTTATTTCCCTTTGCATTTATATTCCCTACAGGTGCTCCCCTTTTATTTTTTGTGTGCACACCTTTTTCTTTGTGTGCACCCTTTTCGCGCGTCCAACCGTAACGCTTTTTCCATGACTTAACCGTATTTAAAGACACGCCATATTTTTCAGCAATGTCCTTATATTTCATGCCTTTGACATAATCTTTTTCAGCTTGAATATATTTTTCCGTCACCTGCTACATCACCTGCCACCTCCGACTATTTGTGTTTGTTTTGGAGCAAAAGAAAAAGCACCCCGAAGGATGCTCATTACCTACTACATTTGTTCGACAAATTATAACAAAAACGCCACCGCAAGGTGACGATTCAATACAATATGGCATCTCGCAAATTTACAGTTCATCAAGTTTTGCAAACTCTTCTTTCTTAAAAGCGATATATTCTTCTACGCTATCAAAATATTTGTATTCCGATTTTAGTTCTTCAAATTCATCGGTACGATATTGATCAAGATGAATACACCAATCAACAAGTTCTAACTGTTTTTCATCTCTTATCCTAATCAGATATTTATCTTGATCATTTTTAACATAAAATTCCCATTTACTTTCCTCTCCACGATCTGCAAAATCGACACCTATAATTTCAGTGCTCAATAGTCATTCCTCCTTCAATCGAATATATTCGATAAAAAGGAGGAATTCCCTGCAACACATAACAAAACACCACCGAAAGGTGGTGCCTCAATCACATAGATGGCTTACCAACCAGGGAGGTTTCCGCCTACCCGTCCTGCCTTCCATTCTAACATGCCGATTTTTCCTTTGTCGAAATTGTATCCTTTGGAACATATGGAACATTTGGAACATCTTCTGCCAATTTCTCTACAATCGAATCTTTCAGCCTACGAATATGCGAATGGGAAAGACCCATATGCATCGCAATCCAACGATAACTTTTCCCATCAAGTAGCCAATGCAGCACCTCAAATTCACGTTCGTCTTGAATGACATGAATGCGATCTTGAATCATTTTTACTTTCCGTTCATACTGCTCAATCTTTCTCCAACGTTTTTCACGTCTCAATAGTTCTCTATAAACAGGATCGCTTGTCGTCCCTTTTGGTTTAGGAAGAGACGATTCATCCCCATATTGTGCCGTCAATCTTTCTTCTCCTGCTTCTTGCAGGGATTTTCTCATGATTTTGATAGAATTTATCATCCACGAATAATTTTTTAAAATGTTCTCTATATCTTTTTTTGTAGTCATCTTTTTATCCCCCTTTTTTAATGCGTTTTGAAAATTTTTAAATCCCAAGGAGGAACTCCTCTTAGTTCGATGTATTTTTGGTAAAATACCTTATACGCATCTTGTTTGTTCTTAAATACACCTAAATTAATCTTTTTTTGATTAAAAACAATTTGTGCCGACCAACCATATTTCCCGGCTCTATATACCCCTCTTGGCTTTTTGTTTAATACAGTTGTTTTATGGTTGGCATTTTCTTTAACAGTTACCCACTCTAAATTTTCTAAACGATTGTCATCGACAATTCCGTTAATATGATTAATCTGCATATCCTTATCGGGAGTTCCTAAAAAAGCTTCAGCTACTAACCTGTGTACAAGCATTTTCTTCAACCTACCATTTTTGTAAAGGTTCACCCTTTTATATCCACCTTTAACCGTTTCTTGAACTTTTATTTTCGTAAATGTTCCTTTTCGCTCCAATGACCTTACTCTACCCAAATTACTGACTTGATATAATCCTTCGTAACCAACAACATCCTTCCACACTTCTTTTTTACTCAATTAAACATCCTCCTTATCGTTGTCTTAAAGCTCCGCCTTTTCCCCGCCGATATACGGGCATATTCACTCCCATAAGGTCTTTTATCTCGGATTCGGTTAATCGCTCTGATTTGCCCTTTCTCGCCTTCATATGGCGTTCTTTTTTCGTTGCTTTACTCATGTCCTCAACTCCCCTTTTGCAAAGAAAAAAGGACACCAACTGAACGCAATTTTGCGTAGAGTCAGTGCCCTGGTTGTTCCAGTAGCAGTTATTAAATTTTTGACTCATATTGTTCATCAATCGTTAATTGTTTTCGCTAATGGATGAACTACTCTAACTTCATGAAATAATCCTGTTTCTTCATAGGCAAATTTTGCTGAATCATACGCTTCTTCAGGAGTGTCAAACTTTTCAAGTAACAATCCATCTAAAAAAATCCCATATTTCATCTCTTTCCCTCCTAGTGTCATTTTTTCGTATAACTAATCTCGTAATAAATTGGCTTTCCGTTCTGCCAATTGATGATTTGTTTACCAAACCCATTCCCTGGAACATCTACTTTCTCCAATTTCCCATCTATCACTCTATAAACGGCATTTTCCATAAGGCTAATTTCCGCTGTCATTTTCTCAATATTTACGTTCACCAGGATTCCCCCTCATGGTAAAATGAGATTGGGCAGCCGGGAGAGGTCCTGGCGTTTTTGTATATTAACAGTTCGTCAAACCAATGCAGGATCAACCAATAAAACCGAGCTTTCCTCACTTTGAAAATCATCAAGAATTTCTGAAATAGGAATTTCTTTTCCGTCTTCTGATAACCCTCTGCTATACTTTGCAAGAGCGTAATCGCGCTCAACCTCTTTCATTTCTAAGTGCAACGTACCATCATCATCTGCAACAAACTTTACATATGTTTTCATAGCATCCTCTTTATTCTCATCCTTAACTAGTGCGTAATATGGATAATATGTTTCAAAATATTTCATTGTTTAACAACTCCTTTTTTAAAATGATCCTGGCGTTTTTTATTCAAGTTGAGATCCTCTAGCCTTAACTATTTCCAATGCTTGTTCTTCGGTGAATCCCTCCGCAACCAAACGGTCAATCTCCCGCAGATTCATTCCGTTCCCTCCAACGCCTCTTGCGCTTTATAAATTAATTCATTAGCTTCTAAATCACAAAAATAACTTTCTGTAAACAATTCGTGGCTAGCAATTTGTTTTAATACTTTCTCATACCGTTCAACCTTTTCAGCTTGTTCAATGAGCCAAATCATATCATTGTGAATTGCTAAAAGATTTGCTTCTCCACATCCTTCACTATCAGCTAATGTCAATAATTCCTGCACTTGTTCTTCGATATACTCCAACCGTTCTTTATCGCTCATTCCGTTCCCTCCCAAAGAAATCCAAGAAATGCCTCCGAATCTCCCAAGCTCGCTTTTCTCCGATGCCCGGGATTTCTTCAATGCTACCTAGCCACTTCATGACCTGCTCAATATCTGTTTCCTTTTGTTGCTTGGATCCGGCATAAAAACCACGGTTCCATGCCTCCATTAGTTTTGGATCAAAGGGAGAAGCATGTTTCCTCTCCTGTTTCAGTCTTGCTGCTTTACCCAACTTGATCACTCAACAATTCCGGGTTTTCGTAAATTCTATTTCTGATTGTTGACCAATCTACATTGAAGTGCTTTGCTATTTTGTTCACACTCCACCCTTTGTCAAGAAGTATTCTTAGTTCATCCAAAGGAATATTTCTACGCTTTTTAAATTTCATTCCTTTTCTCTTTCTATTTGCGTTAGAAATTTTATTTTTATGAGATTCAGTAAGTTTTTTACCTTTATTGTGTAAACTTTGATGATCTGACACATATCGTATTTCAAGATTTTCTCGCAGGGCATTTAGTTTGTTTTCATCCTTATGATGAACATATTCTTCTGACCTTAACTTCCTTTGTTCCCAATACATCATCAGCAATCTATGGACGTGAATTTTTTCTTTGTGTATACTCACTGCTGGATACTGCCCATGTAGGTAGATTGTTTTTAATCTTGTAACTGGTTTATTTGTGTACCAAAGAATTGCTTTTTCTAAATCAGAATAATCTACAATGCAATTACATTTGTTTATGAACTCAATTGGTTTCTGGACTCTAACTATCACGCAATAAATCACCGTCCTGAAAAATATTGCCGATGACTGTCGCTCCTTCTTCCGCAGAACTGTCAAGACGATATGCAGGGGCGTAAATTTCCCCTTCTTTTAACTTGAACGATCCTTGATCATATATCACGTATCCCACAAAACCGCTTGCGAAACCCCACTTTTCCCAGTCATCATCAATTTTTAGTATGTCCCCCTCATAAATCTCCCGACCGTTCTTGTCTTTTAAGCCGGTGTATTGCATTATTTCATATTCCCAAGACTCAATAACTTCTTGAAATGACTCACAAGCTGACTCACCAATAATTCGCTTCCTACTAACGTTTTGGACATCATAAACCATTTCTTTACTTGTTTTTTCCCAAGCGCGAAACTTAATTCCTCTCATATTTTCACCCCCGATTGTATATAGCTGCCTCCATTACTCGGTTTCTATCATCGATGGAACGCCAAATCCAATGACGCCCCTTGTTTTCATACCAGTCGAACCAATGTGGTTCAAAGTCCGTTCGTTGTCCATATGCAACTCGATTTTTCCCATCATGATATAGTTCTGCATGGACCATTTTGAATACACCATCATGATGGACAACAACTGTGTATTCATCACTTTTTTCCCATTCCCATGCTCGAACATATCCAAGCACTTCCCAATCAGGAAAAATGCTTTGTAGTCTACTCAATATGACGTTATCGACTTTTCTTCCATCTTCTACAAAATCAAATATTGTCATTTGCATGGGATCATCCTCTCACCTTCGGGATCATATTTCCGCTTAATTTTTTGCAATCATGACCAATTCGACTAGAACATCTTTTGTATTGAGAACAGAAAGTACGGCAAGCATACTCTCTATCCTCTTTCACCATCCAGTGCGGCCGTTCGTCTATGATTAAGACGTTTTGCATTTAACTACCCACCTTCTGTTTCTTCGCTTCCTTTCGCAACTTCTTGAGCTTGTCCAGCTCAATCCAACCACCATACTTTTTGACGTATGTGACAAGAGATAGTTTGTGCGGATATTTCTTCTCAAACAGCTTTCTCTTAATCTTGAAAGCTTCTGTTTCCATTCCTTTCACATCTATAACCTCAATTGATCCGTCCAGGTGGTGAACTTCGAAATCTGCGATATACTCAATTTTTCGAAATGTTTTACCGTTCTTTCGGAATGCTTCTTGAAGCAAATAGCGTGGCTGCAATCGGAAGAATAAAATTTGATTATTCTCTTGCAACCATTTCAGCTGCTCGTAGTAACGCGCTTCAATTTTGCTATCAAATACATGTCCATCGATTTCAACTTTTTTAGATTTATACTTTGTTGTCATTAAATCACCCTATTTCTGCTATCTTCTTCTGAAAATCCGTTCGGATAACGCTTTTTGAGTTTCTCAATGTTCTTTTTTGCTATTGTGTCAAGGTCTAAATTCATAGTCGAAGCTAAACTCGACAAATACCAAAGCAAATCACCTAATTCTTCCTCGACCTTATCGACATCTAATTCATGCCCGTGATAAATAATTTTCTTTAAGTAATCGACTATCTCTCCCGTTTCACCAGCAAGCCCCATACAAAAATTCGATATTTTCGTGTTAAACCACTTTTCTTTCGGGATAGTTCTTTCCGCCATAGATTGATATTCTGTAAAATTCATAAGCTTCACCTCATTTAAGACGGCGTATTCTCCGAAATATTTCTTTGCGGCTTCGTTATAAGCTAACGCAGCTTGGATCTCACTTCTGAAGTAGCCCAAATTGATCGAATGATTGTTTACTTGAATTTTCGCATTCCATTTACCAATCTTGTCTTTATCTCTCTTGTGATAATGAACTCCTTTATATTTAGAACGAGCCGGCGCTTTCTTTCTTGCATTCCATGTATTTCTATTTTTAGGGATATTTCTGAGATTGCACTTTCGATTGTCCAAAGTATTTCCATTGATATGATCGCAAACCATATCATCTTGAGTATTAGCAATTACTCTGTGCATGAAGATTACTTTCCTTTTTCCATTGGGCAGTTTTATATTTCTTCTCGCGTATCCTAGGGCGTAATACCACTTATATTTGCTCAATTCTTTGTAATCATCGTCATCAACAATCGCGAATTTACCTTGGGATAATTCTATTTTCTTCATCCTCATCCCCTCTAATACTCTCACTCAATGTGTTCATCCAACTTCCGTTGCATTTCAAATAGTTTTTGCAGATTCATATTGTTTCACCCCTCATTCGGATTTGATTTTGGCCATCGTGAGCAAATGCCGAACTTCAAAGTAATCCAAATCCTGAACTGGCCGGCCACCTTCTTCTGTGATTCCCAGAGCTATAAGCTGCTGGATCATGTGTTGTCGTTTTAGCTCCTGTGATACTTCAACCGTTTTATAGAGAACACCCATTTAACTCACGTCCTTTCTTTTTCTCCGTATTGGTTCAGTCAGTGCTCTTTCAATCGGCCAACCTGCATAGATCCGATGCCGGACCGTATCTATCCTCAATCCGTGTTTTTGAATGATTTGTTTTTGTTCTTTTGTCAGTTTCACCTTGACGTCATATGCTTTCATTTGCGGCAGATATTTTAGAATGAAGCGTGTTAATGTTTGTCGAGACATTCCCAATTCTTCTGCGATCGCTTCTCGCTTCCAGCCTTTTTTGTATAATCGAATAAATTTTTTCTTCATTTTTTCGATTTCTTCCGGGAAATACTTTTCCCGTATACTCCACGATTGAATATTCACGCCGACCAATCCATTCTTTCGTTTCCATTGCACCAATGTTTCTTGTGAACAACCGTATAAACGGGCGATTTGATCATCGCGAAGCTTAGTTCGCTTGTACTTTAGGTACAATTCCGGTGTTAGATCATCCAATTTTTTGGGCATCTTCTATCCTCCTTATCCCTTTTTCAAAATATCCAGCTATGACCGGAAACTCTGTGAATTCTTTTCTTAAATCTCGGAAACTCAAAAACTCATTCCCTCGACAAATCCGGTAATCTAACGGATATTCATAGCACTTTAACGGCGCCTTTCGGAACGTTTTTTGATAATAATGGATGGCTTCTTCTTTGCTTTTTGCAAAGATAAAAACGAAAGTATTGGCATACATTTTTAAGGAGAACACTTTGATAAAACTGAATCCCAGTTGGTTTTTCTCGATCATTTCAGCTACTACTTGATGATCAGCTTGATCAAGATCAAGGGATGACTCATCATCTTCCAGCGACACTTTTCCTTCTTGCAGCAAATGCAGTATGTAGTGTGCAAGTGTCGATTCCTCGTGATGAATGCTATCTTCATACAGCTCTCTGATAGTGGTCATCCTTTATCTCCCCTGTAAACTCGTTGTATTTAACCTTGACTGTACCAACTGGACCGTTCCGATTTTTTGCTATGATAAGCTCTAGCGTGTCATCATCCGTTTCCTTGTTGTAGTACTTCTCGCGATATAGGAAGATGATGAGGTCTGCGTCTTGTTCCACACTTCCCGATTCACGAATGTCTGACATCATCGGGCGCTTATCTTGCCGCTGTTCCACGCTTCGATTTAACTGCGCTAGGCAAATGACCGGGCAATTAAATTCTTTGGCCATACCCTTTAAGTTCTTCGAGATTTCTGTCACTTGCTGATGGGCGCTGCCGTTATAGTAATTTTCCGGCCGGATAAGCGTTAGATAATCGATAAATATGACCGGCTTTTTATCTGGAAATTGGTGCAACATTTTCCTTATTTTCGCTCTCATTTCCGCAACAGATTGTCCGGCACCATCGAAAATTTGAATATTCGTTGCGCTCACCCTACCGATCACATCGGTCCATTCAGACTTTTGCTTGACCGATAAATCCTTGTATGGATTACGCAATTTCATACGATTGATCCCACCAGTGGAAGCAATCAACCGCTGCGTAATGCTTCGCTCTGGCATTTCTAGCGAAAACAATAATGGTAAATGTCCGGTCCATCCGGCTTGTTTCGCAAAATGGAGCATGACGTCTGTTTTTCCCATGGACGGTCTGGCTGCTACAATGGTCAATTCGCTGTCTTGAAATCCATTCGTCATTTGGTCCATTTGCCTAAAACCAGTTGTCACACCTTTTTTCACTTGTTGTTTTTGCCAGGGCGATTCATATATTGCAGCAAGCGCATCTTTAATCGATGTATGGTCATCCATTTTGGCTTCGTTGATATCATCCAATCGGGAGACCACTTTTCCGATCTCCCAGTCCTCTTCAACGGCCCGAGTCAAGATATTTCGCTTTTCACGACTCTTCCAATCTTCGAGAACCAGATCCTCGTATTCTTCGAACTTTTCAATATCTGCCAAAGATGCTAATTCGTTGATATAAGATATACCGCCAAGAGATTCCAAATTTGATAGAGTAGATAGTGTAATGACATCGACATTTTTACCTTTTCGTACCAGCTGTTGCATTGTCTTAAACAATTCCTGGTGTCGTATATCTTCAAGCTGTTCTGGCTTGATAATCGTATCTTTGAGTAAATAATTCGCTTTTAAGAAGCTGCCAAGTAACGCCTTTTCTGCGTTCATCTCCAATCCTCCCCAGCATTGATGTCATATTTAAAGTCATCGTAGTATGGTGGGAGCGACTCACCTTTTTGGTTTAAATCCGCTATGCTGGGAGGAAATCTATTAGTTTTGACGTATTCCTTTGTATTGTTTAAGACTGACTGATAGTCACTGTGTTTCAGGAATTCGTACCATATATCAAGCTTTTCAGACGAAACTACAAAGTTTGGATACACATTTACTAGCAATTTGAAAATGTTTTTTAGTTCATCTCTTGTCATTACAGCTCATCCCAATCGATTTCTTGGATTGATTTTTTATTGTTTTTCTTTCTGTTTCTGAATTCTGTTTCTAATGCTTCCACATCTTGTAAGGTTTTGACATTTTCATTCGCCCAATTTTTTAAGATGCTTTCAGCGTAATTCCATTTCTTTTGTTGTTTCAGTGCTCTCTTCATTGCTTCAACCACTAATTCTGATCCCATATCATTAATCCAATGAATAATCTCTTCTGTGATAAAGCTGTTAAGGACTCCAAAATTTTCTTGGTAAAACTGAATGGGATCTACTACTACTACTTTCTCTGTAGTAGTCTCTGTAGTAGTCTCTGGTAATGGTGTGTTCAAATTGAGCACTCCGTCTGCCCATTTTGAGCACTCCGTCTGCTCATTTTGAGCAGATGGTCTGCTCATATCTTCTAAAGCTTCATAATTGATTCTGTACCACTTCGTATTGTCGATTTTCAGTTTGTTATATTTACCGACAATGATTAACCCGGCATTTTCAAGTTTTGTAATTGTTCTTCTGATCGTGCTTTTAGACCAAAATGGAAATTGCTCTTTCCAATCATCATAGGTGTTGTACACCCATTTATATCCGTCACGGATATTGGTACTTTGTTGCAGCCAGTAATGTAGTTGCTGCAATATAATCGCTTCGTTTAACCCGACTGTTTTTGCTAAGGAAGGCAGAATAATCAAAGGTTTTTCATCTAGCAGCAATCTACTCACGTTATCACCTTCTTTTCTTCTTAGGTGTGTTATTTTTTAGTGCCTGCCCCCATAAAGGGGGCTAGTGATCACTCAAGAATGATGTCCTCCAACGATTCTTGTTTGGTTTCTGGTTCTTTTTCCTGCGGATCTTCTGGATCTGAAGGTTCATAATCAATAATTCCTGGTGTTTCTTCAACTTCTTCCGTAATATCCTTCCGCTGCGGAACATTCTCGTCCTCGATAACTGCTGTTTGCATTTCTACAGAGAGAATTCCCCATTTGCTTAGCATGTTTCTCAGCACCGTTTTCATAGCCATTGCATCGTAATCGGACTTCCACACATTATTCAGGGCTTTCTTATCCTTCATCTTGTTATGTTTAATCCGGTGTGCTTCGACTTGATCCTTTGTCCAATAAACCGTTTTTTCGAAGCCATTTACGAGTTTGAAATATCCGCAATAACCGACTATCTTGTCACTTGTTGCACCATCTAAATCCAATTCAATTTCTTCGGTAAGACGATTCCATTTGATCAATTCACCTTCACGGACCGAAATAACATTAATTCCTTTATATTGGCCCGTTCTAAGCGCTAATTGAATATAACCTTTATATCCGATTTGGAACTGCGCCACTTTATGGCCCTTCTTGCTGTCGTAAAACGGAACAATCCAGGCATATCCTAAGTTTTTATTAATCGGTAAATCGAGTGTTGCTGCGACCATTGCAGATGAAATGATACTCATTGGTTCGCATTCTTGAAGTCCCGGATCTCCGTTATACAAATCAAGAAGAGATGTCATAAACTGTGGCGCTTTTTTATCTAAAACTTGTTCAAATTTCTTTTTCATAGTTGGTGTGTTAAGCAATGATTTAAGACCTAAAGACTGTGCTGAAACTTGTTTTGTTGCATCTTGCTTATTAGCCAATTGATTTTTTAAAGCAGCATTTGTAGCCATTACGCTTCAATCTCCTTTACTGCGAATTTTCGAAAATGAGTTTCTTTTAAAACCTGCTTATAGATATCAGGGAACTTCTCTTTTAGCGCTTTTGAATCAACAGTTGTCCTCGTTTGATTCTTCCAAGTAACCAAGAAGCTATCGACCAACCCTTTTTCAGCATCTTTCAATTCAGCTTTGATCTTGTTTTCGATCTCGGTTTTCGCTTTTTTAAGGAGCTTTTCATCTTCTTTGATCTTTTCATATTGCTCCAGGTAGTCTTTAAATTCGGAAGGAAGAACAATTTCCTTATCCTTTTCAGCACGTTCATATTTTTCTTTGAGATATTGTTCTGCTGCACTGGATCCATCCATAGCCGGAGGAACACCAGTGAGAACGTGATTTTCCCAAAAGTCTTTTTCAGCTTCGAAAATCATATTGATCAATTCATCGTCTCGCTCGATTTCTTTCCAAACGAAACGATTTCCGCCGATTAATACTGCGATATAGCCTTTTTTCTTCCCTGTAACTCCTAAGTAATGCTGCACTTGTGCCAAATAAGTAGCAGGAACTTCATCGCCTTCCCATTCTTTTGCAAGATAAGCGCTAGCAGTCTTGCACTCTAGTACAGCTGATTCACCCACCACTAAGCGATCCACATTGGCTCTTATAAACGGATATTTTGGATGGCTGTACATGAAGTTTGATCGACGCACTTTTTTATCTGCCCGCTTCTCAAACTCTTTCGCAACGACATCTTCCATCTGATTGCCCCAATAGATCGCTTCGCTATCAATCTCTTGCGGAATAACTTGTCCCGTTTTTTCAAGCCACAATTCAAATGCTGTGCGGTATTTATTTAGACCTAGAATTACGCCGGCATCACTGCCGCCGATTCCTTTTGTGCGTTCCATCAGCCATTCTGTACGGGTCATATCTCGTGTTGGAACGGCATTCATGTTCATAGCCATTTTCATGCCCCCCTTGATTCAGTTTTCGAAGTACGGTACACTGAAAGGGAATCTTATATTCCCGAGCCTAATTTCGCCCGTGTTGCCGCACGGGCTTTTATTCTGCTGTCATGAACTTCACTTCAAGAACTTCAGTCAAGTAATCTTCAAAATTGTCCTTTAGAACTATCTCACCGTTAATTTCCACAATTTCATCGCCGACAAGAATTTCATCTCCAAAATAATCGATTCCATAGTGTTCTGGCTGGCTGATCATATTGCTGAGACCATCAGGATAGCCTGTCCTATTGCAACGTGTGATGTCTGGATGTTCAATGCCGTATTGCATTATTTTCACCTCCTGTAATGTTTTAAAGGCAGGCGAGGATTTGCACCTCGCATCTGGTCAGACAGCCGCCTATTTTTAGGAGATTCGAACTCCGACTGCCACTTTAAACAAAAGCCAGAAAATCATGCGTCTACCTATTCCGCCACTGCCTTGGCCTGTCTCATCAGCGCCGGTAGGCCATTTCCGGCGGACCGGGAAAGTTCCCGGTTTCGACTTTTTGTGTTATAATAGATGTACCGATTGATTATTTCTGCAGTGAGCTTTGCTTGCTGCTTTATTTTTTTGCTTCTACACCGGCTAAGCACCAATAATAGCCTGCGGCAAAAGCTATGATAATAAATCCGATTGTTAGCATGTTCATCACCTCAAATAATTCGAACTATCTGTTCGGCATTGATCCCGCGCCTTTTCAACTCCACAACAAACTCTTTCATCCGATCGTATTGCTGTTTCCGTTGTTTTAGCTTTTTCAGTTCATTTAGTGAACGTTGGAAATCTTCCATTCGCTTTTCCGCCAATTCCAAGTTTCCTTGTTTCAAAGCTTTCCTTGCTCTCAAAAGGCAGAGTTTGCAAATTTTATAATGTACGGTGGCCATCGGTATGTCTTTTTCCAGAAAATCTGATCGATTCATTTCACGTACCCCCTTGATTTCAATTTCATCCGATGTTTGCTCCACATCTTAATCCAGGAGAATCCGTAATCTTTACATATGACTGCAACGTATTGCGTTAAAGCGACGATGGCGTCGATCGCTTGTAAAATCGCTTCTTCAAGGTGTTGTTTGTCAAATTCTCTAATGGATCGTGGGTGATTGGCGACACAAACATTTTCGATGGCTTCTATCGCTTCCGTAAGTTCTTCACGAGTTTTCAACGTGACACTTGATCGATGAAGATCAACAGCATCCCCATCCAGCTTTACAGGTCCCCATCCTGTGTATTCGGCAGCTGATTCTATTGCCACCCAAGGATCATTGTGTTCCTGTGCAAAGTATTGAGCGACATTCGGTTGAACTCTATATCTACCATTCTCCTGTTGAGAAATAGCTTCCCTAGATTCGAAAAGATCCATTGACAATTGCAATTGAGTCTTCCCTATTTGTTTTCTCGCTTCTTTGACAGCCGCTGCTGCTCTACCAGTTTCCAAACCCCAAGACCTCCTATCTACCATCATTTTTGGAAGGAAATGCTAGTATATATTCAGAGAGCACGTTTGAGTAATCCATGTTTCTTAAGGAGTTTTGCAATATAGTCCATACCTTTGGCTGTCACCAATGTTTGAGGCTTGTTTTGAGTTCCTGAACTTCTTGAAATAGGAACTTGACGAATTCGGAAGTATCCTCGATCAATAAATTCTTGGTATGGCTCATTGTTTTGACGCAGAACTCCTTGCTCTCTCAAGAAAGCGAATAGCCTGTTGCGTCCATATCCTAAAGTTTTTGCTACGATTGACATCGTTTGTGCATTATCAGCACTAAGTGCGACATCATACATTTCAGCTTTAGGCGAAGCGATTTGTAGTTGTTGCTGAATCGCTAATTTTTCTTCTTGTTCTTCGATCCATCGTTTGGCTCGTTCGATTGGATCGTCGATCATGTAAGAATCCAATTTCTTAATGGAGTAAGATCCAGTTTTTCGGATGGTCGGGATAACTTCGTGTGTAACCCAGCGTTTGAATTGTTTCGCTTCTGGTTTACGACTACGAAGGATCAGCGAATATAATCCGAATTCATTAACTGCTGATAGCGATTGAGTTCCTCCAGGGGTGTCCACTAATACCGACCCCCTCTCATCATTGTCTAATCTGGAAACAGCATCACGGTGTTTTGAAATATCAAGTATTTCACAAACATCTTTGGCCGCAAACCAAGGTTCACCGTCCTTAATGACTGTTCGAACTTGGTGCTCTTGATATTGAAAAATTTGTTGCAATTGATTCACCTATATCACCTCTTTCAAAAACGTTGTGTTTTGCTCGATCCACTCGAATACAGCATCCCGTGGATATCTTGCTTTGATAGCCGACAATCTCGGGAAAGTAGGATTCGAAGTTACTTTGATGACAGTCGGCATAGCAATCTGAAGAATTTCGGCCAAGTGTTTATTCGTTAAAACTGGAGGATATGAATAGCGTTTCATACCGTCCTCCACACCTTTCTCATAAGCTTGCCGAAACAATTCTTCCATGCGGGCTTTAAACAGGTTCGCTTCGAGTTCATCGAAAGTAATCATTGCTTTCGGCATGTGATTACCACCTTTCAATTGTTTTTCGCCTTCCCTCCAACAACCGCATACAGCGTCGAGTCGTCGCGGTGACCATCGCATGTATTCTGGCACGGCTCCCCTGAAAAAAAGGATCGTGGCGCACTCCCGATCGGCGCTCTATGCGGCTGTGGAAGGAAAACTGTTAGTTTTCCGATTTAATTTTGAAGTGCTACTCTTTTATGCAGTATTTCTGTCAGTTGCATTTTTTGCAATTGTGTTTATAAAAAAATATTCAACAGGTACGTTAAAGTATTTTGCAATAGTGTGAATTTCATCTGCAGTGAAAGGCTGAGAACCAGACTCTTTTCTATGATACGGGTAAAGTGTATTAAATCCCAGAATATCAGCCATATCTCTTTGTGAAAGCTTTTGACTTTTTCTTAACTGCTTTATCTTTTCAAGGTTCACTTTTGTCATCATGTCACCTCCGTTATTGCATTTATTGCAACCTTGTTGACTTAATTATAAATCGCATTTTTTGCAAAGTCAATAACGTTTTAGCGTTTTTTGCAATTTTGTTTTGCTATAATTGCAAACATGTTAATATTGATTTATAGGTCGGGTTGTTGGAGGTTTGTCAATTGAAAAATAATAATAATATTTTAGGTATGCGCTTAAAGAAATTAAGAGAAAAATCAGGTTTTACCCAAAAAAAGGTGGCAGCCGCTTTCGGCTTAACAAATTTTCAATTGTCTAGATACGAAAGTGGTCAATCCAATCCTGACCCAGATCTAATTGCAAAGTTTGCGGATTTCTATGAAGTATCCACTGATTATCTTTTGGGTTTAACTGACAATCCACAACCTAAAAAATCTGTAACAGTTGCTGGTCAAGAATTTAATTTAACACCAGAAGAACTTAAGTTATTTGAAGAATTGAAAAAACATCCTATCCTTTTCCATGATCTTGCCTCTGATCCAGAAGGTAAAGTGAAAGAACTTCTTAAACTGTATAAAATGAAAAAAATCCTCTTAGAAGATGATGATGAAGATGGCGATGGCTTCGGAGATCTTGAGGATTGATGCAAAATTTATTAATGAATTCTTTTGCTTCCAAGATGACGCAGACATGAAAAAATAATCGTGTATTTTATTTCATATATTCAAGGTAAATAATTCATTTTTTATTATTTTTTTACACCATATCTAGTACTATTTTCACATGTCAATCGGAGATGAAACCATGCATGAGCAAAAGTTATTGCAATCACGCAGCAAGCAGCGACTACTGGGAAGAACGGGCTAACAAAGTTCTTTCTCATTTTCACTATAGATACCCTGATGAAATCGATATAGAAGAAATTTGCTGGCGATATGGGATTAGAATCATGCCATTAGATGAGACGTTCGTAGAGAACTTAGTTGACTATGATTCGATCAAACATCTAAAAGCGTTCTCTCTCCCCAAAAACAAAGGACGCCGGGGAACGATTTTTTTAAAGCCTAAATTAGATCCAATAGAGAAAAAACTATTGTTAAGTGAAGAGTTTTGCCATCTATATGCTCACCACTTTTCACAACTTAACATACATAATAGTTTCCTAGCGAAAATGGAAAATCAGGCTAAACGTATGTCCGCATACTTATTAATGCCAACCATTTTTTTGAAAAATGTGTTTGATGATGTTGGAGATCAAGCAATTACTATTTCCGATATAGCAGACTACTTCCTGGTAACTGAAGAATTTGCACAATACCGATTGCAGTTGGAATACAATCGCAAGATAGATTTAATTGCCTCTTTTAAAGGAAATATTGGATCAATTGAGTGGTTGAATTAGCATATCGTATGAAGGTTTTTAATCTTCGAAACTAAATATTTGTAAGATAGGAGAGGTTTAAACATTGGGTGTAATCGGATCCATCGCATTTTTAATAGGAGCATTAATAACAGCTATTGGACTTTTATTATTAATACCTAGGAAAACTAGAATACTAGGTAAAAAAATTTCAAAAATATTTATTGTTGTTAGTTTATTAGGTTTTGTTTTATCAAAATTATCTGGAAGCAATTATCCGAACGATCAACCTGGAACAATAACAAAAGCACAATATAAGCAAATTAAAGAGGGGATGACAAAAGACGAAATTAAAGATATTTTAGGAGAACCACATAATGATAATAAAGATATTAATGAATGGGAGTACATTGGCATTGATGGCAAAACCAAAAATGCTATTGTAGCTTTTGAATTTGATCCAAATGGCAAACTTGATTTAAAACTTGATGGCGGACTACTCCACTCAAATGATGATACTAAGAAATCCTCATCTTCTGTTTCTAATACAATAACAAAGGATCAATATCAAAAAATCAAAATTGGAATGTCCACTAATGAGGTTGAAAAGATTTTAGGAAAAGTTGCTAAGGATAGTGTATTAGACTTAGGAAGTAAATACGAATGGCAATACAGTACAAAAGATGTTGGTCTTGCCTACATTGATTTTGATAAAAACACAAATAAAGTTGTGGAAAAAAGTGAAATAGGTGTGCTGTCCGATGGTAGTACAACTGTAACGGATAAAAATGGAACAAGAAATAATGATTCTATTAAAAACACTTCGGATGATTCTGATGAAACTGCAAACGATGATTATGCAAACTACATTGAAATGGATATTAACGATGCCATAGGAGATAAAGTGGATTGGAACGGTAAAAAGAAAAACACCGTTCGCGAGGTTGAAGTGAACGACAATATGGGAAAGCAAGATGGTAGTAAGTTGATTCTTGTTCGTTTGAATGCTCCAGTGGAAATGACTAATAAATTCACCAAAGAAAAAGTGAACGAACAAACATTGGAGATTGCTA